TATCTCTAATTTTAAATCTGATGAAAATGTTGATGCCATAATTTTAACTTGGATCTATTGGTGTCCAAACCATGTTTGCTCCTGGAACTATTTCGTTCCATGTTATTATACCTGGCTCTTTTGTATTTACCGTTAGTGGTACCCCACTAGGGCTTACAAGTGCCGTTCCTGTTACTGTAACATTTCCGGTTGCCAACGTCAATGCATTTGCTGTAGGAGAAGCTGTAGCATCTGCTGTAACCGTAACCGTTCCAACACCTAATGTTAATGGGTTAGCTGTAACACTTATATTCGCTTCACCTGTAATACTTAAAGTACCAAGACCTAAAGTTAATGGATTAGGAGTTGCGTCTTCTGTAACGGCATCTGCTATAATACCCACACTACCAATTGTAATGGTTAATGCGTTTTTAGTTACAGATACTAAAACACTATTGTCTGGTCCTACTTGTGATATAGGAAACTGTGATATTGCGTCAAAACCTAAATTCATATAAATCCTTAAAAGGAGACAGTGAGGTATGTGGTGGAGTCACTGCCTCCATTTAAGAATTATACGACTTTTTAAACCAACTTGGAAGACCTAAATGTGGCCTCGTATCATTTATGTTATGATTGGCATCTTTAGATTTTTGGTCATTATAGTGTAAAAATACTTGCGCGCAGTTATCCCCTTGAAATTCTTCTCTCCAATGTTCTAACTCTTGCCCTCGATATACCAACATATCACCGGGTTTTAAGTTGACAGAAATACCTTTGTTATTACTACTAACTGTATATTTCTTTCCATCAGGAACACCAACATTTTTCTTTGGCTCTAAATGTATTGGCCAAGGATCTCCACCAAGGTTTAATGTTGTAGATATTTCACAACTAAATCTATCTTTATGTCTTTTTAACACATCGCCTGTTTTATAAAGCCTAGCATAAGAGTAGGTAGGATTTAGTTTTAATTTTGTTGTTTTTTCCATTATTGGCAAACATCTCATTAATAAAGTTTCCATAGCTAAATCTGAATAATGAGAGTATGTGTTCATAGCTTGTTTATCTTCCCAAGTGCCCCATTCTTCAGCAAAAGGTGAAATATATCTTTGATCCTTCATTGTTCTTACAACTTGTCTTTTTAATAAAAAATAATTGTAAACAAACTCTGCTATATTTTTTGGTATAGCTTCTCTAATAACACAGTATTTATTTTTTTTGAAGCTCATCAGTGTTACTCCTTTCTTTTGAAATTTCTGTTTCAACAACTTTTATATTCCAATGTATAAATCTAAAAGGCTCTAGACCTGGATCAACAGCATATTCATGTGGAACATAACCTGGAAAGATAATCATTGTTCCTGGATTAGGTTTATAATTTATCATACTTGAACCCATTGAAATTTGTTTGTCATCTTTTAATGGTAACTTGGTCATGATTGCACCAGGTCTTGGATCATGAAAAATTGGAAAAGACGTTTTTTCAGAACACTTTAAAAAATAAAAACCGGATATGTGTTGGTTCCAATGTGCGTGAGTTGAATGATGTCCTCCACCTTTTTCACTAAATTCTTGAACCCAAAACTCTGTAAAATGTAAACTGTGATTTTTTAAATTAAAACCAGACCAATCTAAAAATTCATAAGATCGTTGTCCTATAAATTGAACTAAATCTTTTACTTTAGGATCATTAGAAAAACTTTCACTATGTTTTGATAAACCAAACGTACCTATATCTTTTTTCCATTTTGGTTCATTTTTTAATCTATCTTTTAAAAGTTTTTCAGCTTTCTTAATATATTTATCGGTTACTTTAATTGTGTTTTTCAAAAACATCGGTGCTTCTGCAATCCACAATGGTGTTTGAAAATAAAATGCAGATTTAAAATCTACATGTCCTTTAGGTTTATTACTTCCGCCTTGTATCATATTATTTAAATGGATAGCCTAGATTCCAGATTACTAGACTATTCCTTTCTCCTTTTGTTACTGGTTTAACTCTATGCCATACAAATGAAGGAAATACAACCAACGAGCCTTTTGGTAATATCTCTGTACATGTTCTAATGTTAGGTTTTTTATCAGGATCTTCATTCCTAAAATCAAACTCTAACTCTCCACCTTTGTATTCTCTTGGATCTGTTAATGTTACTGTTACAGATAATTTTCTTATTTTACCCTTTGTTGGACCCTCATGAGCATAAGGTTTATCCCAACTGTCACAATGCCAATCATAATACTGCCCTTTTTTATATATTGTAAATTGACAAGACTCTGACCAATCCCAATCAAAATTCCAACCAGCGTCTCTATTAGCTTTGTGAACGTAAGGTTGTATTTCTTTATATATCCATCTGTCATTCATCCAAACTATGTTTGAATCTCTTTTCTTTTGTAAATCTTTTACTTCATCTTTAGTAAGAGGTTGTTGATCTAAATCTCTATCTCTACCAAAACCACCTGTAATGGCCATGATCTCTCTTTTTTTTTCTGCTTTGCCATAACGCACAATATCATCACATATTTTTGGTGGCACTGCAGATTGAAAGTAATAATAATAATTAGAGATATTCATAATTAATGGTTAATAACATATTTAAACTTTTAGAAGTATTAGGTGAAAAAGAATATCTATTAGTGGCAGGGAACATTATAAAGTTATTATTTTTTATGGGTATATGCCAAGTTCTATTTTTTCTTCTGTTATCATCATATTCAATAACACATTCACAAGAACCTTCTTTAACATCAACTCCATAGATAAGTGTATAATCAGGCGAATTACGTAAATCAACAGGATCAGCCTGGCATCTTACCCAAGATTTTTCTTGAGGATGCATAACATTACCATGTGTATTTTTAGGAACTAAAGTGTAACCATATTCAGTTTTCCAATGATCTCTAATATAGTCTTGTAAAAATTGTAAAGGTTTAGAAAAATTAACAACATAATCATCAAAACTATATTGCATTGAATTATTATTCATTCTCTTTTTTTTAACAAAAGATTCTATAATGTCGTTTCTTATTTGATCTCGGTCAATCTCAAAACCTTTTGGCATTTCAATATTACCGGTGTATAAATCAACTTCTGTTAATACTTTCTTTTGCATACCTAATTAGTATGTAATAAAACCTAATAATAATGTCAAGTGGATTATTGAGCGACTTTATCCCAAGCACCTGTAGATTCATTCCACTCATATCTATGAGTTAAAACTTCTTCTTCAGATAACGCTGGAGCATCACCCACTGGTGATTGCCATCTTGCTTCTGCCACATTTAGGACCCAACTAGCATAAGGTTTCTTGTTAATGAAAATATCGTTATCTTCATCATAAATCATACCTATGCCTGCGTAGTTACCTCTAAAAGGCGTTCCGCCATTTTTATGCTGATTGTGTTGAGTATTGTAAGATGTTTGTTTCCAAAGAGGCCAGTTATGTATTCTTTCCAAATACTGTCTTCCTACTTCTTCATCTTCAATACCATCAGCATTATGTAAGTCTTTATTATCCACTACATGGACTGCTATAACTTTACTGTTTATTCCTAGTTTTGCGTAATGTGCCATAATGTTCTCCTTATATATTATTTATTAAAGTTTGTAAATTTATTAATTTAAGCTGTAAATGTTCCATCTCCTGTAAATACTCTAATTGTATCGGAGCCACAAGTAAATGAAGTATTACCACCTGATCCTCCATCTGCTGTTAAATGACGAATAATAACTAATCCTGGACCACCAAGTGCGCCTGAACCTCCACCGCCACCTCCTGATGTAGCTCCACCACCTCCTCCTCCAGTGTTAGTGCCTCCTGCTGTTCCTGGATTACCACTTGGGTGTGAAGTACCTCCGGCACCGCCCCCGCCTGAACCACCTGTCCCTGCTGTTCCTGGGTGATAAACTCCACCGCCACCACCACCTGAAAAATATCTACCTGGAGCTGGACCTGGAGTTCCATAAGTTGGTGCTTGTGGTGCAGAACCAAAAATTGCATTTGTTGCTCCTATACCTCCATCACCGCCACAACTTCCACAAGCATTTGCACCAACGCCACCTAATCCTCCACCGCCGCCTCCACCTTGTGAGCCTGTTTTAATTCCATTTCCACCATTACTACCTTGAGGGGGAGCTACTGGTGGGGTATTTCCTGCGCCTCCTACAAGAGCTGGTGTGCATCTTGGTCCTCCTGCACCTGAACCTCCACCACCTGAACCTCCAGCAAGACCACCTAAAAGTGGACTATCGTTTGGTGTCGGACTTGTTTCTCCACCTCCGCCACCACCACCTGCTCCAGTGATTGTTGAAAAAACTGAAGGAGTGCCACTTCCACCTTGAATTGTTGATGGAGTCCCTTGCGCTCCACCACCACCAACTGTAATTGGAAAAGCAGTTCCTGTTGTTACCTCAAATGTTTTACAAGCTATGGTTCTTAATCCACCTCCGCCACCACCGCCGCCGCCATAACGACCTGATGATGCTACTCCACCGCCACCGCCTCCTGCGATAACAGTATATCTTACATTGTATGTTCCTTTAATTGTAGAGTCTGTGTTTACGTTTAACCATCCTCTTGTGCTATCTGTGTAAACTAATGTAATTGATTGACCTTCTGTGGCTAATTTTGCATCAGCACAAACTCCACCAATTTTTGAACCTCCTCTACCAACTGTTACATTATTTGAATCAAAAGTATTTGCGTAATCTTTTATTGCAACAATATCTCCAAAACTAGGAGATGAAGGTAAATTAATTGTTATTGCTCCTGAAGTCGTATTTAAGAAAAATCCTTTACCACTAGTAGCCGTGACAGTGCCTGGACTATTAGTATAAACAGTTGAACACCAGTTTACAGAGCCAGCTCTACCGAAACCTGATTGACTAGCACAAGCTGCTAAAGTTACTGTTGTGCCTGACTTACCTAATGTAAGTGTGCTACCTGTTCTGTTTTCTATTGTGTTTACCTTAATTGTACTCATAACTTATCTTATTGAAATTTGTATCTTATAAAAACTATACCAGATCCTCCGTTTCCTGCACAACAACTTCTTGGTGCAGATCCACCTGCTCCACCACCGCCTGTGTTCACTGTTCCAGGTGTAGGATTTCCTGGGCCAGGTGCAGGAGGACTTTGACCTGTTCCACCACCACCAGCTCCGCCATTTCCACCAACTCCTGTTGTTGCATATTTACTTCCTCCACCACCACCAGCAAAATATCTACTTGAACCTGTTGGGCCTGGTGTTCCATATGTAGGTGCTGTTGGACCAAAATAAGAATCAGGTACAAACCCACCATCTCCTCCATCAGAATTTCCTCCAGCTGCACCAGCGCCACCGCCACCACCAGTTGGATAATTTGGAGGAGCATAATTTCCATTCCCTCCAGGATTCCCTTGAGGTGGTACTGTTGGAGGTGTATTTCCAGTTCCAAATCCAGGACTACCTCTACTACATCCTCCTCCACCTGAACCTCCGTTAGCTCCTCTATAAGTTGGAGATGAGCTATTTCCTCCTCTTCCACCACCTGCTCCTGTAAAAGTATGAAAAACTGTTGGACTTCCCGGATCTCCTAAAGATGTTGGTGCATTAAAAGCACCTCCAGCACCAATAGATATTGGAAATGCCCCTTGGAAAGCTGCTAAACCAGAACCAGCAGCTAAACATGCTGGGCCAACATTTGGTGAAGAATATCCATTTGATAATCTAAAACCTCCAGCTCCTCCACCACCACCATGAGAACCTGTACTTCCAGCGCCACCACCAGCCACTACTGCGTAATCTAATGTTGTTGCACCACATGGATTTCCAGCAGCTGTAACTAAAAATTCACCATCACCAGTAAAAATGTGAGTTTTAAAATCACCGCAAGTTAAAATTGTTCCTCCAGTGGCTGCAATAAAATTACCACCTTCAGCTATTGTTTCTTTTCTACCATCATCAATAACCAGCCATCCTTTAGTAGCATCTGCATAAAGTAAACTCACAGCTCTACTTGATCTGTTTATTTCAAAATCTAAAGCTTTACCCTCAATATTAGAACCATTCCTTCCAATTGTAATATTGTTATTATAGGCATCTGCACCATAATCTTTTATCGCCACCACATTACCAACAGTTGGACTGGAGGGTAATGTTACTGTAACTGCTCCACCTACTGTGTTAACTAAAAATCCTTTTCCTGAAGTTGCTGTAAACGGAGAAGTTTTGACTGTTGTGCAATATTCTACACTTGAACTAGCTTGACCAAAACCTGTTTGTGTTGCACCTGATGCAAGAGCTACAGTACCACCACATCTACCAATTGTAACTGTTGCGCCACATACAACAACTGTATTACCAGCTCCTGATCCGACTGTTGTTGTTGATCCACATTTTTTTATAATGTTTGAATCATCTGAAACTTTTTGTACGTTATCTGTTTTAATTACACTTGCCATAATTATTGAAATTTATATCTTATTATTACTATACCAGAACCTCC